GGGTTTCCTGTTCCTGCCGATACAGGCATATCATAATATGGTACTTTATATTTTTTAATAGGTATGATGTTATCGTAATTTGGTTCGGTAGCGATTTTATCAATACGTTCTAATTCAACATTCATTATAACATTTACGGCTTTTTTGCCGTGAGCGTCTAATCTTCTATAATCAGATACTAGTTTTTTTTCTACTAAAGAATATGTGCTATTGTCATTGTTTTTTACATTAAAAAGTGAATTAGGCTCAATATCCAATATACCACACATTACCTCTAAAATATCTACATCGGGACGATTTATGTTTTTCTCCCAGTTACTTATAACAGTATTAGAAACATCAAGTTTGTCACTTAATTGTTTCTGCGTAAGTTTTTTTGATATACGAGCCTGTTTTAACTTCTCACCAAATGTAAGCATTTTTAAAACCTCCTCTCTTATGTATCCATAATAGCACAAAAAAATAAATTTGTAAATAGCTAATTTCAGAAATTCTGAAATTTTATACTAAAAACACTTGACAATTCAGATAAACAGGATTATAATATAGTAAAATCCAGAAATTCAGAAACGAGGTGATATAATGAAAGTACACGAAAGAGTAAAAGTTTATCTCGACAAACACAATATTACTCAAAAGGAATTGTCAAAGGAAACCAAAATTCCAGAAACAACCCTTAGTTTAATATTAAGAGGCGGTCGAAAGTTTGAATGTGACGAGTTTGAACTTATTGTACAGGCTTTAGGCGTTCCTGCGTCAGAGTTCATAAAGCCAAAGAAAAAATCAGCGTAAAAAAACAAGCACACAGCAAAGACCATGTGCTTGAAGAAAAATAAATATAGAGTTTCACCGAATTTACGGAGTGCAAACTATACGTTACCGTATAGCAGGGCGATATTGTCACCTCATTAATTGAATTATATTCAGACTTGAGTTGCTTAACGGCAGAATCAAGTACTGAATCATTGAATGGTTTAATTACATCTTGTATCTTTGAAAGTGATGGATATTGTGTTGAATCAAGTGGTTTAGACATTGTTGCTATTCCTGAAAGTCTAGCTTCTTCGTTTTTAATCGTAGACATCCAATTTGTTACTCCGAAAAAATCGTGGTTATGTCATTTCTGCATAACTCTCATAGTCGCCTATGAGTTCAGACTGTGCCTTCAACCTGTGGGAAAGGTTGCTCCGTGTCCAGTCGTTACACCTCCCCGTAGTGGGTTTGGCTCGGCGTTGTCTATATTTATTATATTTTAGCACAATATGGTTAATTTTGCAACAGACGAACAAAAATCAGCATAAAAGGAAGTGAGGAAGAAATGAGCGAAGAAAAAATAAAAGCGATTGCCGAAATGCTTTCAGGGTTAAAACGCTATGAGTGGTCGAGATTAAAAATCGCTATCGAACGTATGTATGATTCGGCATCTTGTAAATTGCCTTTGGGAGATGCCGAATCTATACAAAAAAATATCGCATTAGAAATGAAAGATATTAGCCATCTATAATTTGTATCATAGATGGGTGTAAGCGATAGTCGTGACCTTGGTATTGAACGTGTATGTATCCGTATTTAAAACATTCGGCAACGGTAGAGCCTTCAAGAAATGTTAAGTTTTCTGTAAAATATGTTACAAGATTTTGACAGTCAGCTACTGTGCCAGTTTCGGTTATGTCAGTCCAATTACCAAGTAGATTTGCGTAAATTCTCATATAATCACCTCCATTCTACGGTGATTATAGCATAATATCAAGAATTTCACAATGACAAATAGAAAGTAGGTGAAAAACAATGGCAAAAGTAATGGTAGAAGTAAAGCAAGTAGATTTAAAGACATTCCGCACAATGTACGGTATACCGGAGCATACTGTACAACGTTGGGTACATGTCAAAGGCTTTCCGGCATACAAGTTGGGTCAGAAATGGTACGTTGATGTGAAAGCATTTGAAAAATGGCGTGAAACAGAACACGCCAACAGCTACAAATATGCGTAAAGCATAATCAAATACCTTGCAGGCAGACAAGGGCTGTCCGCAGTATTATACCGCAAAAAAGTCAATTTTTCTTTTCCCTAAAAAGTTTGAATTTTAATGAAATCTGTTTTGCGGACGGCTCCTGTGTGCCTGTGAGGAAGTAAAGAGAGGTAAACAAATGAACACAATAGGAATTGCACTGATTAGTTTCGGTGTTGGGTTAATTATCAGTTTAAAGCTGATGAAAGAGGACGAAAAGAAACGAAAGCGTGGTAAAAAAGATGTTTAAGTTAATAAGAGAAATTCGCCGAAATATGTCAGTTATGAACATAGACGGTATAAGAATTTTGGCAGAAGTGGCAAGGGATATTGTATGTAATAAAAAATATCGTAAGGCGGACGGTGAATTAACACCGGAGCAGTTCGACAGACAGGTTAAGCAAGTTTTGGACATCGTAAAAAGAAACGAGGTGTGCAATGTCTGAAAGAATTAAGTATGCTATATCGGTTGTTGCATTTAGTGCGATACTGATTATGACAGAATTTATAATGATGAATATGATTGGGAGGTGAAAGAGAATGAATAACTATTACATTACGTTCGGCAGTGAGGGACAACCATTTAAGGGCGGTTGGATAATCATTGAGGCGGAAACAATAGAGCAAGCGTGCAAGATTTTCAGAGCGATGTATCAATACAAGGAAACTAACGATACACTGTTAAAATTCTGCTCAATATACACAGAAGAAGGCTTTAAGCAAACAGAAATGTACAAAAGCAACGACAATCTCGGAGCAGGTTGCCACTGCAAAGTAAGTATAAAAAAAGAGACCGTATGAGCTGGCACTCATAAACGGTCAAATAACAAAAACACATAGATTATTAATCTATGTCAACATTATACCACAGAAAGGAACGAAAATCAATGATAAAGATAAATGAATTACAGCTTGAAAATGTCAAGCGAATAAAGGCGGTAAAACTTGAGCCGGCACAGAATGGTTTAACGGTTATCGGAGGAAAGAACGGACAGGGTAAAACTTCTGTCATAGACAGTATAGCGTGGGCACTGGGCGGTGACAAATACCGTCCGTCACAACCACAGCGTGACGGCTCGGTCATTCCGCCTATTCTTCATATTGAATTGTCAAACGGTTTAATTGTGGAGCGCAAGGGCAAGAACAGTGCATTGAAAGTAATAGATCCGAACGGTAACAAAGGCGGTCAACAGCTTTTGAATGAGTTTATCGAACAATTTGCACTGGACTTGCCGAAATTTATGCAAGGCACATCAAAGGAAAAAGCCGAGATACTGCTTCAAGTAATCGGTGTCGGAGAGCAGTTATATGAAATTGAAAACAGAGAAAAACAACTTTACAACGAACGTACCGCAATCGGCAGAATAGCAGACCAAAAGAAGAAGTTTGCGGAAGAAATAGTCGATTATCCCGAAGCACCGAAAGAACTTATTTCAATCTCGGAACTTATCCTAAAGCAACAGGAAATACTTGCAAAAAACGGCGAAAACCAACGTAAACGTGAAAAGGCACAATCACTTTTAAAACGTTCCGAAGAACTAAAAGCACAGATTACAAATCTTCAATCACAACTTGATGTTGTACTTTCGGATCTTGAAATTGCACAAAAATCGGCACTTGATTTGCACGACGAATCAACCGAAGAACTTGAACAGAACATCAAGAACATTGAGCAGATAAACATTAAAGTTCGTGCCAATATGGATAAAGACAAAGCCGAAGAAGAAGCGAAAGAATACAAGGACAAGTATGACGAGCTTACCACAGCTATTAGTAACGTTCGTACAGAAAAAACGAATTTATTGAAGAATGCAAATCTGCCACTTGATGGACTGTCGGTTGAGGACGGCGAGCTTACATACAAAGGCTTTAAGTGGGATAACATGAGCGGTGCGGAGCAGATGAAAGTATCAACGGCTATTGTCAGAAAGCTCAATCCCAATTGTGGTTTTGTACTTCTTGATAAGTTGGAGCAAATGGATACCGACACATTAAAAGAGTTCGGTGAATGGCTTGAAAAAGAGGGATTGCAGGCAATAGCCACAAGAGTAAGTACAGGTGAAGAATGCAGTATCATCATTGAGGACGGATATTCAAGCGAATTAAGCATAGCAACACCTAATGCGACAAAAACTTGGAAAGAGGGAGAATTTTAATGGATATTACAAGCGGAAAAATCGAATCGGCACAAAAAGTAATCATATACGGCCCTGAGGGAATAGGCAAATCAACGTTTGCGTCGAAGTTCCCAAGTCCTCTGTTTTCGGATACAGAGGGCAGTACAAAACATATGGACGTAAGACGTTTGCCTAAGCCTACCTCTTGGACATTGCTAAAAGAGGAAGTAGCATATGTCAAAGCAAATCCGACTGTATGCAAAACATATATTATAGATACATTTGATTGGGCGGAAAGACTTTGTATTGCAAAGATATGCGCAGATAATAACAAAAAAAGTATTGAGGATTTCGGATACGGTTCGGGATATGTGTACGAATTAGAGGAAATAGGCAGATTTTTAAATTCACTTGATGAATTGATTGAATTGGGTATCAATGTAGTTTTGACGGCTCATGCACAGTTGCGCAAATTTGAACAGCCGGACGAAATGGGAGCATATGACCGTTGGGAGTTGAAACTCGGCAAAAAAACAAGTTCGCAGATTTCACCTATTTTGAAAGAGTGGGCGGATATGATTTTATTTGTCAATTATAAAACATTTTCGGTTGCGACTGACGACAAAGGAACAAAACATAAGGCACAGGGCGGTACAAGAACAATGTACACCACACATCACCCTTGTTGGGACGCAAAGAACCGTCATAATCTACCGGACGAAATGCCGTTTGAATATGAACGAATTGCACATTGTTTTAAAGATAATGCACCGACACAAGCGGTTACACCGACAGTCGCACCACATATAGAGCCGACTGTTTCACAGGTAGTCACACCACCACAAAAAACGACAGTTGCACCGCCTGCACCGCCGATTGACAACAACGTATCAGACGAAAGAAAAGAATTTGATACACCGGCACAATCGTTTGATATGCCGAACGGAAATATACCGAAAGCATTGTCGGATTTAATGCAGATTAATAAGGTAACAGACGCTGAAATAAGACAAGCCGTAGCATATAAGGGATATTATCCCGAAGATACACCGATAGAAAATTACGACGCTGATTTTATCAACGGTGTATTGGTAGGAGCATGGAATCAAGTATTTGAGATTATAAAGAAAATGAGAAATGAGAATGTATTTCAAGGAGGTAACGAATAATGGCAGAAGAAAGAGAATTTGGTTGGGATGATGAAATAGAAAACGACAGTGAGTTTCAAATATTGCCCGACGGTGATTATAATTTTACGGTAACAGGCTTTGAGCGTGGCAGACATCAAGGAAGTGCTAAACTTCCGCCGTGCAATAAAGCGATTATAACATTAAACGTTGCGGACGGCAAAGGTAACCAAGGTACGATTAAACACAACCTGTTTTTACATACAAAAACAGAGGGAATGCTTTGTGCATTTTTTACCGCAATAGGACAGAGAAAGCATGGCGAAAAGTGCCGTATGAATTGGAGTGCGGTTGTCGGAGCAACAGGCAGATGTAAAATCGGTATACATGAATATACAAGCACAAAAACAGGTGAAGTCTTAAAATCCAATGAAATAAAAAAATTCTATGAGCCGACAGGAACACAAGCCGAACCAACGCAATCACCTGCGTCGTCATTTACTCCGGGAAGTTTTTAAGGCGGTGTAATAAATGGAATTAAGACCATATCAAAATGAAGCTAAATCAGCCGTTTTCCGCGAGTGGGAGAACGGCTGTAATAAAACATTGCTCGTTCT